CCTGCTTCGACCTTCTCGATTGAACGGCGTTCATCCTTCAGACTGTCGGTAAAAATCCCGCCAGCCCGTTGTCCCGCCATCAACCTCTTCATGTACTCATCCCTCTTCGCGAGAACCTCTGGGTGATCCGTGACATACGTCTCGTTCTCCCCCAGGTACTTGGTCTTGTTGCCTGCTGGCCAACCATAACCTGGTGAGGTATTTCGCTTGATAGGTTGGTACCATTCGTCTTCCTTGCCCTTGATAGCTTCTTCCCACGTGAGAATAGCCTCATCGTCGGAATTCTGCTTGAGATCGAGCAACTTCTGAGTATAATGATGAACACATTGTTTGAGAATCGTTTGGTCGACTGGGACATTGGGAGTGTCCGCTTTCTTCCTGGCCATCTCAAGAGGATCAACGACCTCTCCATCCTTGATGAATGGTTTGAGCTTGGCAGGTTTCGTTGTTGGCTCTGCGATGAACCCGTACAGCGAACTCCGCTGGATTGTGGACTTCCCACTGGATGTTTTAACTGGGACGTTCCCATAGTTCTCGAAAGATCCTATGTTTGCGTCGACAGCTTCCGCACCCCCGTGAGCAGTCCCATCCATCCACGAGGCAGCATGTTTGAGATTCTTCTTCATTTCGTCAACCAATGATTGCAAAAGCTCGGCATGAACTGCAACAGCAACACCATGATAGGCGCCCTGATCGTAACCGGCCATATGGATGCCAATGAGTTTACGCTCAAAAGCACTATCATATGCCACGGCTATACTTCCGCAATCACCTGGTCTGGAATGAACACCGTACCTGTACCACTCGCGCACCTTTGTCACCTTGCCAAGATTGTTCAGATTGAATTCCTCACGATCAATGGCTTGGACAACATCGGATTGCCTTGAACACACGATTCCGTCTACGTTGAAACCAACAACGCAGACCTCCTTCAACGTCTTGTGACGACTGAAATCCTCCTTTGTCATGAACATCTTTGTGATATTGGCGTGGATGGAAACATGCGATGGCAGCTCCCACAAACCAACATCCTTCTTGTCGTGGTATTCACCTGATGGAAAGATGAAACCATCAACGTCCTCCTTTGGAATGATCCAATCTTTGATCCTCCCATTCCGGAGAAGGACATCGTGACCTTTGATCGCCTCGAGGATGTGGCGGTTGGTGAGAGCCACACGCCCGTTGAGCACAACCAGGTTACCAACAAAATGGGTACCTGTTTCACTCTTTCTGAACACACCATAAAGATTCTTCAACGCTTTGTGAACCATTTGCTGCGCGCTCTCGTCGTTTGTCGCTTCTGCGTTCGTTCTCTTCGCCCACTCCTTATCCATGATGAGATCACCTCGACGTTCTTCATTGAACTCCCAGATCATTGGCGTATTTCCGTTGGAGAGAGTCTCCCCGGCGAAAAGCGCTCCAGTGGTGCATGAGCAATCTGTCTTGCACATACACTCCCAGTACTGATCTGGAACTTCAGGAGCCTTCCACACCTTATCCGGGTAAATTCCTCGTCCTCTGCAAGTTGGTAGTTTCATGCCATCTGGCAATCCAACCATACCACCGCACTCAACATTGGATTTGGAGGCACCCGGAGTTTTGGTCTGATGAGATTCTGAATCCTCAACGTTGTTGCGTCGAGCTGCTCCTGTCCTGTCCTGGTGAGATTCCGCACTCTTAGCAACCTTCTCGAGATCATCGGCAAGATCTTTCACCGTGGTCTTCGCTCTGTCCATGAGTACATGACCCTCAGCAACATGAGGTCGAGCCTCGGCATGGGCAGCTCTCGCAATCGCAGCCCGTGCTTCGGAAACTCCCTCACGACTGGGCGCCATCTGCTCCAGCTCTCTCTTGAGATCATCGATCGCCACACACAGCGCACTGGTAGGTGCGTATTTGTAAAGGCGCTCGAATTCCTCAAGTTCCTTCTGTTTCTCCTGGTATTCGGGGGTGAGTTTAGGGAAGAAAAAGAACACAGCTTTAGCCAAGAATCTGAAGAAAAGCATCCAGACTCCGACTCTGAAAATGAACATTCCAGCTTCGTAGGCAACAGCCCACCATTCGGGATGGTCGTTCTTCATCTTAGTGAATTCCTGATTCGCCTTCCTCCATCTCTGTTCGGCCCAACGCTTAACTTTGAGCCAGTAATCGACTGGAATCTCACCCTCTCCTGCTTCGATCTTCGATGGGGGGATAAGACCAACGGTCCAGAACACATCATTGAAGCGTTTTTGTTGCTCTGCAGGGGTACCTCCAGCACGAATCATCTGATCCATGGCTTCAAGTGCAGTCTTGTAGCAGTTACGGAACCTGCGTTCGATCCTCATAGGGATACGAACCCAAGCCGCATTGTGCAAGAGCGTAAAGAAGTCATGTGGAGATTCGTTGATGATGTCTGGAATGTTACAGGTGTACTTCACATTCAGACCGTCCTCATCAACGAATTCATCCTCATCAATCACGGTAGTGATGTCGAGGTCGATGAAATCGTCAGTGCTACGGCCAACACCAAGAGTGTACAGGATATTATCCCAACACCCCTGAGCAGGCCCTGTAGTTTCCAACACTCGCCGCTTGAAGTATTCTTCAGAATCGTTGATCTTATCGGTTCCCCTTGCCTGTTGTTCTGCAAGTTCTGCGATGCACATGTCGGACATCTGTCGGTACGTGAGATCCTTCTGCATAACGACATACTTTCCTGGTGCAGCATCACTTCGTGGACACACCTGATCGAAAAGCCACACATCAGACATGATGTGTGGATTCTCCTTCTTCGCCTCTATCACTTTCGCAACATCCAACATGGTAAGTTGCTCCTTACCATATGTCGTTGATTTTGCGAATTCTGGTCGTGGTTTTGCTACAAACCGGAGATTGACTCTTCGAACTACAGCCTCAGGGTTTGTCAAGGAAGGGAATTTGAATGTGGCACGGTTTGAAGTCCATGTCACAAACTTTGACTTGAAAAAGACACTTCCCTTCTCCGACAAACTTGCCATAGGCAATTGCCAAGGGGCTGAATTTTGCATTCTGATCGCCTCAAATGGCTCCTTTGACGGGTTCGCTTGAGAATCGACTCGACTACCGAAATCATCAATAGCCGTGCCAACATGCTCGTTGCGGTATCCATCAAAGCGATCCTCTGAAGCATCTCGGTAATAAATGAGCGAATGTAAATCCGCCCATTGTTTGTACCCGAGCGAAATGAGAAGATCCGAATGCAAATAGTTCATCAACTCCGACTTGCCGATACCAGTTTCCCCCACAATATGGAAAACCACAGGTGGGATTCTCGCGACATGCATTCCAGCTGGGGAATGCGAGGCTTCCGTTCTCATCCTCGTCAACCACATGTAATGCGCAGTAAACTGCGTCCTCTGTGCGGGTGGGACCTTCAGATGGTCGAGGGTCTTGAGGATATTGTCGGCTCTGAACATCAACGTATTGATATTCGCCACGACTGTTGGATCTGACATCATCTTCTGCTCAAAATCGGTGGTATTGAGAGCAGCCACTTCAGCACACCATTCACGGTAGTCTTTCCATTGATCCATCATTTCTGAGTTATATCCGAAGAACTTCACTCGTACGAAATCGATGATCTGCTCCAATGCCGGTCGTATCCAAGCCTCCATTGTCTCAACAGACTTGATGCAAGCACCAATCTTTGAAAGCTTGAAAATGAAGGCATTCGTCGACTTATCGTCAGGAATCTGTCCAACGCCAATAGTTGCGATGATAACCCCTATCACTCCACAGAGTGACACAAGGGGGTTGGCATCGAAAGCATGAGCGTTCGGAGAGAAAATGAGCTTGATTTTATCGAGAAGACCAAGAACACATTCCTGAGCGATGGGGAGGGTGGTGATGAAATGAGTGACGGCAATGGTTGAAAGCGTCATATCGAAATGCGATGTCACGATGTAGCTTAGACAGAAACCAAGATCTTTGAGAATCTTAGTCCAATCCACATCGTCACGCTTCGCACTCAACATTTCAGCAATTCTATCCAAACCTGGGATATTGATGCTATGTTCCACTTTAACAGGTCCGAAGTTGTGATTATGACCAAACTCCATGTGAGCGGGACCAGTCGTCACCAACTGTCTCGACCTTTTGCAGTGGTTCCACAACTCTCTGCACCTAACGACATACGGGAAACAGTACTCGCCATTTGCCAATTTCTGATCGTAATTGGGAATCGGCATTTCCGTCTGAAACGGTTCATACTTGTCCAGGTCTGTGTGATGGTTAATCACTCCTACGGCAAGCCACGACTGATAGTCATCATATGTAAACCGACAGTTTACTGACAACATGCAGTCGACAATGCACCGCTCACAACTTGAGCAAGCTTGTCTCCTT